GCAGAGGCCAAGAAGAAGGCTGACGCAGAGGCCAAGAAGAAGGCTGATGCAGAGGCCAAGAAGAAGGCTGACGCAGAGGCAGAGGCTAATAAAGAAGAGTAAATTTCATCATCATTTATTCATATAGTTTGTTAAACAAATTTACATAATATATGCTTGTTGTATCAAATACACCAGTAAGCATATATTCTCTATAACACGGAATGAAGACATCTAAATAGTCATAACTGCACAAAACCGCTAATCCAATTTCGGGGTCGATAGAAAACATACATCCTGCCGATTTTTCAAATATTTCTTTGAATGTTGGATGGTCCTTGGTGTTTGCATAAATTCGGTCTAATGCTACAGACATTGTTTTTTCGTCATATTCTAACTCATCTTTGCTCTCAATATCAATAGAATCATCTATGTCTGGATAATTAGAAGAGTCCATACAAAATATACGTCTTATTTCTTTGCGATATTCATTCGTATTATTGTAAGAAAGATTGACAAACTCTTTTTCTTCACAAGATAGCATAATCGTAGTGTAAAATATAATTATAATTCTAAATAGATTTTACATATGTATAAAATTACACAGTTGGACAAAAGACCCAGTCTAAATCATCACATACTTTTTTCCAAATCATATCTTGTTCCAATTGTTTTTCGCGGTCTTTCATCATCGGAATATATGGTAAATATTGAGTCTGGTCTAACAAATTGCATAATTGGTACAACGTATATGTATAATTGAAAAAGTTAGTTCGGTTTGCTGGACAATGTACAGCCCAAGGTTTTTGAATTTCGATAAATAACACACATAATGTTTCGTGTAGTTCCTCATTCATTACAGGTGGTTTAATCCCAAACAAAGAATTAATGTATTGAATATGTTCAAAATACTTATTCAGACCTAATTTACGCAATATGTCCCGCATTTTGTTGTAATTCAATGTAGACGTATCTTCAATGCGCTCTTTTTTAATACGCGCTTTAATCGCATCTATGACTATTTCTGGTATTTGTGTTGTTTCTTTTGCTTGGAATTGCGATAAAATTTCCTTGAAATGATTCAATCGAATATAAGCGGTATAGGATACTTCGTTAGGTGGGTCCTTGTTGTTTGGTTTGGCGCCATCGATAATATACGTGATGAACTTCGCACATTCAGGATTATTACAAATTAGGATGCCTTCCTCGTCTTGGGGGATCATTTCACCTTTATTACATACTTGACATACATCTGAAGCAATTATACAATCTTGCATGTTATAATTATCATTACAGACATTTTTCCAATAATTTTGATAATATTTTTTAGATTTAACGTATTTGGCACTTTGCGGATTAGCAGCATCGGAGGTGTTTGATTTGATTTTAAAGAATGTATTAATTACTTCTGAATGTGGATTCGGTGTTTCATTTGCCGAGATTTGTTTTTTTTGTTCAAAATAGTCAAAAATATATTTTGAATTGTTGAGATAATAATCCTTTTTTTGTTGTTTCATAACAGCAATTTCGTCTTGTATCGCATAAATCCGGTCACGTGTTTCCATATAGTCATCTATTTGAGATTTTTTCAATGAGCGTATATAATCTTTGAGTCGACTCTTTTCGTTTAACAAGTCAGGTATAACGGTTTCGTGGTTATGATTAATTTCATTAATTATTTCCGTATGTTTTTCATCAATCGTGTGAACTGATGTTTTGGTCACTTTCGATGAAGACATATTTGATATTTTTGGATATATCTACGAGAGTGTTTTTATGTTAATTTTATCGTTAACAATAAACAAACTTCTTGTAAATTCGTCAAAATCCTATATAAAAACCATATATGAAATGTATATGTCTGATAATCCCAAAAATGTTATAATTGACCAACATAACGAAATAAAATTAAGCAAGAGTCAATTTCAAAAAATGATGTTTCTGATGAATGCATTAGAAAAAGGATGGTCTATCAAAAAACAAAACGACAAATACATTTTTACGAAAAAACATGAAAACAAACGCGAAATATTTGAAGAAAACTATTTAGAACACTTCATAATAAGCAATTCTACTGAACATTGCTTTCTAGACAATTGATATGTATATATTTAGTTCAAAAAAAACTATTTTACAATTGTGATGTAATGTGGTTACAATTGTAAAATACAAAATTACAAATACTTACCGTAAGCAGTGCGAATTGTAATTTTTCCAAGTAAACTACAATTGTGGTGTGTATACAAGATATAATTTAGGAAAAATGAAACGACAATAAAAAAATGAAATTAATGTGTTTTTTCCAAAATTATTTTCTTTTGTAATAGTATATATAATCCAAAATGGCTGGAGGACTTATGCAACTTGTCGCCTATGGCGCCCAAGACGTGTTCCTAACTGGAACCCCTGAAATCACTTTCTGGAAGGTGTCTTACAGACGCCACACCAACTTCGCGATGGAGTCCATCGAGCAGACCTTCTCCGGACAGGCTGACTTCGGCCGTCGCGTGACCTGCACTATCTCCCGTAATGGTGATCTTGCCTACCGCACCTACCTTCAGGTGACTCTTCCTGAGATCAACCAGGACGTCGCCAGTGGTGACGTCTATGCCCGTTGGTTGGACTTCGTTGGTGAGCAGCTCATCGCCCAGGTGGAGATTGAGGTTGGAGGCCAGCGCATCGACCGCCAGTATGGCGACTGGATGCACATCTGGAACCAGCTGACCCTTTCCAAGGAGCAGCAGTCCGGCTACTACAAGATGATCGGTAACACCACCCAGCTTACCTACATCACCGACCCCACCTTCGCCGCTGTGTCTGGCCCCTGTGCCTCCACTTCTGCCCCTTCTCAGGTGTGCGCTCCCCGCAACGCCCTCCCCGAGACCACCCTTTACGTGCCCCTTCAGTTCTGGTACTGCCGCAACCCCGGACTTGCTCTTCCCCTCATTGCTCTGCAATACCACGAGGTGAAGATCAACATCGATTTCCGCCCCATCGGTGAGTGCCTCTGGGCCGTGAACACCCTGGCTGATGCCTCCGGTGCTTCCAAGTCCGTTGCCGCCGCCTACCAGCAGTCTCTGGTTGCCGCTTCTCTGTACGTGGACTACATCTTCCTTGATACCGATGAGCGTCGCAAGATGGCCCAGAACCCCCACGAGTACCTCATCGAGCAGGTGCAGTTCACTGGTGACGAGTCTGTCGGTTCCTCTTCCAACAAGATCAAGCTGAACTTCAACCACCCCTGTAAGGAGCTTGTGTGGGTTGTGCAGCCTGATGCCAACGTGGATTACTGCTCCTCTCTTGAGGGTGGTTCCACTCTTTACAAGACCCTCGGTGCCCAGCCCTTCAACTACACTGATGCCATTGATGCTCTTCCCAACGCCATCCACGCCTTCGGTGGTGACAACGCCACCTCTGGTGATAACGGTGTCATCTCTGGTGGTGTGTTCCAGATGAACGAGGCCGCCGATGTGTCCGGTGTTGATGCCGCCACCCTTGGCTCTGCTCTCTCCGATGCCGGTACCTTCGTGCTTGCCGAGACCGCCCTTGACATGCACTGCTGGGGTGAGAATCCCGTTGTGACCGCCAAGCTTCAGCTTAACGGCCAGGACCGCTTCTCCGAGCGTGAGGGATCTTACTTCGATACCGTCCAGCCCTTCCAGCACCACACCCGCGCCCCTGACGCTGGTATCAACGTGTACTCCTTCGCCCTTCGCCCTGAGGAGCACCAGCCTTCCGGAAGTTGCAACTTCTCCCGCATTGACAACGCTGTCCTTCAGCTTGTCCTTTCCTCCAACACCGTCTCTGGCACCAACACCGCCAAGGTCAGAGTGTACGCTGTTAACTACAATGTGCTCCGCGTGATGTCCGGTATGGCTGGTATAGCGTACTCAAATTAGTGGGACCTACAAATTAAAAAATTCATTAAATATCTTATCAAAAACCCCTAAAAATAATTAAAATCATACACTTAATTATTTTTAATACCACATAAATAATATCAATCGGGACCTACATAATAATATGTATCTAATAAATAGGGGACCAACAAATTAAAAATAATATTAAACGCTACTTATTTTTAATTTAACTAGATGATGCTTTCTTTTTCGCACGATATTCCGCGAGTTCTTTCGCTTTCATTTTCTTATATTCTTCATCGCCGTATTTTTCACGCAACGCTTGTCTTTGTTTCTGCTTTTTAATTCTTGCAGCATCACGTATATCTTCTTTTGTTTTTTTCTGTTTATTTTGTACAATCCTCTTATTTGAATTTATTTCATTATCATTTATAACTTCTTTTTTGTATTGAATGTTATTGTAATATATTTTACTCATCTTATCAATCCAATCATTCATATCATAATCGCGTTTCATATAGTTACATTCGGAACAACAAGGTTGTATGTTTGTAATTGTATATCCTTCTTGATTGTTTATTCTATCTATGCCGTTATTATGAAGATGATTCCCTTCTTTACCACAGATGTAACAAGGGCTTTGTCTCATTTTATTATACATTTCGTTTGTTATATCAAATGCTATCCTTTTTTTGTTTGCTCTATGTTTATAGTGATAATATGGTGTTCCTGAAATATCACACATCAATTCATAACAATAATTGCCTTTAATAATTCCATTATAAGTTAATATATGTTCTATTTTGTGATAGAAATAATCCACGCCATAACTCCCTTTCATAAAATTACACATAGTGCAAC